GCGAACAGAGAAAAGTTTTGCAATCGGTTTTGCAAACTCTCGTTCGTGGCGCGTTCCGTGGATCTAGGAAATTCGATCGATGTCTTATCAAGAAGGGTGGGGCGCCATCAGCGCGCGTATCGCGACGTTGAAAGAGGCCGCAACGCTGCGCGCTGGGCAGCACGCCACCGTCGGCCGGGAGAGCTTCGGCCTTGGGGCCGTGATGCGGGCTGAGTGCCAGTCGATCGCAGACGTGCTGCAAATCTACGGCGAGAGGTACGAGAATACGCTGCCGTCGGCTACCACGTCGGCAATCAAGCGCCTGCTGAGCAGTCGACCGATTCAAGGGGTAAGAGACAACAGCCTCATGACCCAGAACGACCGCTCTATTCCTGAGGCAGTGACCGCCTTGGTGATGTTTGCCGGAGAACTGAGCTACCTCGTCGCCGACCAGCAGCCCTTGCTGCGCCTTCGCTCGCAACAAGCCTTAGCGCATCTGCAGCGCACCCTCGCGGTCAACAAGCGCGTGCGGGGTTTGCGCAAGATAAAGGTTGTTGCGAGAAGCGAGGGGTCCGCAGTTTCCAACCCACGCGGCAGGCAACGACGCGGACGGCTACGGCTTCAACGGGTCGACGAAGGTCTGAGCGGACATACACAGCGAAGCTAAAAGATAGAGAGGTCAAGGCCACGAGTCGGGACTTGGCGGTGTTTCGGGACACGTACCTCGGGACAGGCGAACTTGCGGACCGAGTGTCGGAGCTCATCTGGCATTTACATTCTCGACGGGGAGCTCGGGGGTCAGCCCGCACGACGTTCTCAGCGCGCTCAGAGACGTCACCCGCAATCAGAACTCTTGATGCGGGCTCAGCGCGCGGCCCGTTTCGGTGGTCTCAACGTTGAGCTAGCCTCCGCCCGCCTGTCACACAACTGCAGTGAAGCGGCCCTATATCGGCGCCGTTGACCGCGTTACCCGACTTCAGCCCCGCAGAGGCCGCGGGGCTTTTTCTTTCGTCGGCGCGCTGCGCTCTAGGCTGGCTTCACCGCTTATTTGCGAAGTCAATTTTTCAACCAGTTTCGACTGGGCATCGCGCTGTCTTGCTGCCCACACTGCCAGAGCCCAGGCTCCGGGGATGAGCACTAGGAACGGGATGAGCGAGAGGACGAACCCGAATGAAATTTCTAACACAGCGTGGGCCTTCGAATAGGGGGGAAAGGAGCCTCTTATCCGATCGGCTAGCGCCAGGCTGTTCCCTGGGGAACACCCCGCACTACGGCGCCTTAACTCGTCAGCGCACGGTCGTGGTTGGCGGGAGGTGCGCGGAGGGCGGGGCGGCCTTGTGGGAGAACCAGTAGAAGAGGACCAGAGCGGCCGCGATAAAGCACAGCACTGCAAGCGCCGCTAAGGCGAGGGTTATGTCGGAACGTCTTTTGGGCTGCACAGCGTCAACCGGTCACTAGGCATCTTACACGGCGCCAGGGAACGGCACTGCGATGCTTCCTCCCCTCCCCGGACAGCCTAAAGATAATGCGTCGATCGATGCAAGTTATGATCGCCGGGCGACGGCAGAAGGGAGGCCGCGGGCCGAAATCCGCCTTGCCTCCCCTTCATTGATCAAGCGTGTAAGGCGCGATCGCGCGCTAGAGAACCATGGCTAAACGCGACAAGAACAACATTGGCTATGTCGTTGAATTCGAAGACGGCACCGGCTTCATGTCGATCAGTCATTGGCACGTGCGCGGGGAGGATGGTCTGCTGCCGAACAAGCCAATTGTGAGAGTGCGTCGCCTACTGCAGGGCGAATGACCGATGGGGTGGCGCTCACAAAAATCGATCTAACGATAATGCTTATTAGGTCGCGTTTGGTGGCGTAGGCGATTCGGGCATTACGAGAGAGTGCGGGTGCGAGGCACCATACCGCATAAAGACCGTGCAGCACGCGTCGCGCAGGTGCAGTCGGAACAGGTGCGATAATGGGCGCTTGGCCGAGCGCGAGCTTGAACGCATGAATTGTCAGGGTGATCCAATAGTGGCCGGGCAGCGTGAGGCTTTGTATGAGCCCACTAAGATTGTGCCACGTCATATCCACGTGCCATGCCATAGCCATCGCACCCAAAGAAGAAGAGGGCAGGTACAACCGACCAAACTCAACGAAGCACTGCCACAGAGTTCGGACTTTATTTCTTCTTTCGCTCGATTCGGCGGGAAACTCTACACCGATGGCTGCTCCTGCACTTGTCACGATCCCGCTAAGCGGTCATTTCGCGATTGTCCGGAAACGGGGAATCAACGCAATCTGCCGGTAAGCGCTGAAGGGAGAAGGCATGCTGCCTGCAAAGTTTTTGCGGCTTGTCGCGATTGCGGTGGCAGCATTTGTGGTTGCGCCGCTATCTACCATGGCCGACGGCATCCCTGGCGTCGCCATGACGGATTCCCAGTACCTGACCGACTGGAGCGGCTTCTATGTCGGCGGTAAGCTGGGGGGCGCGTTCAGCAACATCAGCTGGACGGAGGACCTCAACGCGTTCACTGCCTTGAGCGGGGTCCCTCCAAACACGCCCGTCCAATTCTCACCCAGCGGGGTCGCCGGCGGCTTTCTCGGCGGCGCCAACCTTCAGCTTGGGCAGTGGATTTTCGGGGGCGAGGTGTCGTTCTCGGGTACCGACCTGTCGCAGAAAACCACGAGCCCCTTCTTTCCCGCCACTGATACCTTCTCAACCAGTCTCGATTGGCTCCTCACAGTTGAGGGCCGCCTCGGCTACTCGTGGGACCGCGTGATGGTGTTCGGCAAGGGCGGCTTGGCTGCCACCGACGCGACGTTGAAGGTCACCAGTAGCAATCCCAATCACGGCGGCACGGCCTCGGTCACCGAGTTCGCCAAGGGTTGGACGGTCGGCGGCGGCATCGAATATGCCGCCTGGAACAGCGTCATCCTCGGCATCGAGTACGACTACGTGAATATCAACCTGTCGAAGGGCGGCGACTGCCCGCTATGCGATGAGGGCATCACCGTCGACAGCATCCCCTCTGCGCTTGGCGGCGACGTGACGATGTCGGTCGTGACGCTGCGCGCAAGCTACTTGTTCGGGTCTGAGGACTAAGGCGGTACATTAGGCGTCACGCCCCGCTCAAACCGTCCTATAATCGTCTCTCTCCTGCCCGACCCGTGTGTAGGCGTCATTGACCGGCTTCGGCGGCTTCTCCTTCATCGTCTTGATCCACGATCGCGACATGCAAGCGTAACGCCACTCGTCGGCCGCGTGATCCTCCAGGTTGCTGTCCATATCCTCCGGCCGCGCCTGGTCGTGCTGCATGGCCGGGATTGTGCGGATGCTATCTAGGCACGTCGAGAAGCACACAATCATCGGGCGCCCATCGTCGTCGCCAACGAGGCGAGCGCGCATCTGATCCCAGCCGCCCATTGCGCCCACCCGCGCAACGCGGGCGTTGTCTGCCGGCCGGAAGTAGACCTTGCGCTCCCCCCCATGCGGTCAGCAATCGACTTGCCGCCGTCCTCTGCGAAGGCCGCAGGATCAAGCACGCTATAGCTCGTCTCGCCCTTGGCCTCGCGGCTCACGATGCCGTCAGCAACAACCTCAGCGTGGAGCTTCAGGCCCACGTTCGGCTTTAAGGCGCCGTACCACTCGCGGTAACGGACCATGCAGCCGCGCGGGATCATGAACTTGTCGCCGATTGTGTTCGTCACTTCGTGCTGATCTGAGGCGACGGCCCACCAGCCTACCGAGAAGGGCTTGGCCGAGCCCCAGTCCATCGACCTGAAGCGCATCCAACCAGCCGGCACCTCAAAGGGCCTGATGACGTGCCGTGCCTTGTTCCAGCAGTCGAAGAAGGCGCCTTCCACGATGTCCCAGTCGCCATAGCGCATGGCTTTGACCAGCGCCTCTGAGCCCAGCCCGAGCAGGCGGTTCTCGTAGCCTGGATCGTCCTGCTGCATAGAGGGGTTGTCCTCAAGCTGCGCCGGTATGAACTGGCGCAGCATACCACCCTCGTCGCTAGGCATCCGCCGCAGCTCATAGGTATCGGTGCCGTCAACGAACGTCTGCTTGACGAACAGGTGCCCGACGTTGCCGGGGTTCGACCTGGCCAGGATGCGCGGGAACTTGCCGGCCATCTCCGCTGGTACAGTGAGGCCGACCAGGCACACGCGATTGCGCAGGAAACGATACATCTCCTCCGTGAACTGCGTCAGCTCGTCGATGAGGAGCACGTGCATCTCGGCGGAGAGGTACTTGTAAACGTCCTTGGGGTCTTTGCAGTGGCAGAGGTAGATGCGCGAGCCGTTCCAAAACCTGATCTCGTCGTTGACGATCTTGGCGAAGCCGGTGAGCGTCCACGGCCCAAGAAGAGCGCGGAAGCCCTGGGGGCCCCTCGATGTGCGTCTTGATGAGGTCCTCACGGATGCGCCGGAAGAGATAGACCTGGAGGCCAGGGCTGGCGGCGCACCAAAGCAGTGCAGCCACGCGCATCAGATGGCTCTTGCCGCCGGCAGCTCCACCAAAGAAGACTTCGGTCGCGCTCGTCTCTAGGGCGAGAGCCTGCTTGCCGTGCGCTCAAGATTTATACAGGCTGACATTGATGATTGGCGTCACAGCTTGACCATCGGCGCCCGTAAACTCGTTGGCGACCTTGTCCTTCACAAGGCCGTGCAGCTTGGCCTTGCCCATCGTCGCGGATACTGCGGCACTGAATTGGCCGGTGCCCATGGCGCCGTCGCGTGCGGCCTCAAGCTCAGAAGTGAGGCTGTCAATCGTCGTGCCGGGCCTCTTTGCGGCCTCGGCCTGAAGCTCCTCTAACCTTGCCTGAACCTTGCCTTCTGCCAGCATGCGCGACGCCTTGGGGTTGAGCGCGCTTTCCTTCCATTTGGCAGCGTGCGGCTTCGCGCGTCTGTAGGCTTCCGAGGCATTGCCGGTCGCATGGTATTCCTGGACGAAGCGCTCCCTCACGGGGTCGAGCTTCGCACGAGCTGGGCATGGCCGTGCTCTACCTTGCCGAGCGCAGGGGCCGCATGCTGTCTGTTGTGCAGTCCGCTTAGAGCGAGGCAGCGACGCACATGGCAACGGTACCGGTCTCCGGCGGAATAGTGCCCTTCCTGCCGGTGCCGGTGGAGACCGGCGAGAGGCTCTACAACGAGTTTCTCGCTGGCCGCTCGCCCAACCGCTCAACGCCTATGCCCAGGACCTTGCCGCCTTTGCGGCTTCCCAGGGCGCTGGGAGCCCAGGCGAGGCTCTGGAGGTCCTGATCGGCCTGCGGGCTGGGGAGGGCAGCAGCCACCTGCTGGCGTGGCGCGCGGCCATGCAGGAGGCGGGCTTGGCGCCCGCTACGATCAACCGGCGGCTCTCGGCGGTACGTTCGGCCTTGAGGTTCGCGCGCACGATCGGCGCCACCACCTGGGTGCCGGAGATCAGCGGGCTCAAGGCGCAGTCCTATCGGGACACGCGTGGTCCAGGTCTTACCGGTACGCGCGCGCTCTTGGCGGCGGCCGCTCATAAGCCGCCGGCCAAGGCGGCGCGTGACACGGCCATCATCAGAGTTGATGTTCGATCTGGGGTTGCGGCGTGGCGAGGTGGTTGGTCTAGACGTCGAGGACGTGGACCACGCCGGCCAGCGCTTGTGGGTGCTGGGCAAGGGCAGGGCGCAGAAGGAGCCGCGCACACTGCCGGCGCCAACGCTCGAGGCCATCGACCGATGGCTTGCTGGACGCAGCAAGGTGGCGGCTGAGGGAGAGCTAGCGTTGTTTGTGAACACGTCCCGCTTCAAGCCGGGCCGTCGCCTAACCGGTCGTGGGCTTTGCCGAGTGGTCCAAAGCCTTGGAGACTTGGCGGGCGTCAGAGCGC